ATCAATTCTACTATTTCTTTCGTTTCCATAATTTTAACTGCGCCTTTAGTAATTCTAATCAATCTTCCTTTTCTGTTTTTATATATTTTTCTAATTTCTAATTTCATCGGTTTGAGGTTTGGTTGGTCAGTTTATAGGCTGACGCAGGGGGAGGTTTGGTAAGACCAGAGGCTGACGGATTTATCATTCATTATATGCGATAAGGGTGCTTATTGACCGATTTCTCATTCATTGTATGCTCTTGCGTATAGGCAAATATACACACTTATTCAACGAATGTAATTACTATTCATTTTTTAAATTTATCTAAATCTTTGACTGGAAGGTTCCAACAATCTCCCTTAAAAATCCATCCATTACCACTAATATCGGGGCTTCCTTTTTCATTAAATTGAGCGTTATTGAAAAAATCATCCTTTGATTTATAGCCCAATAAAAACCCGGTTCGCATATCTTCTAAGACCCTAACAAAAAAATAGAAATCGCATTCTTGGTTGATATTATGGTTTGAAATGCTGCATAAAAAACGCCCTTGAGGATAAAATCTTGTCCTTTTGGTTTTTATTTCAACCTTAAATTCATTGATTATTAGGTCGTAATGATATATATCTTGTCCAATAATTTTGTTATTTACGTCAAAACCTTTGTTTTTGTAATAATCAAAAACAATTATTTCACCAATAGCCCCATATTTATTTCCTTCTCCTTTTGTAAACGACCCATTAAGTTTATCAAAAGAATACAATTCCTTGGCTCTTGCCCTTTGTTCGTTTGTGATTGGGACAATTATCATGTTTTCATAATTAAGTTTTGAAAATCCTCAACGCTTCGGATGACCTCGTACCTGTACCCTGCTTCTTGAACCACCCCCTGCCACCACTTCTGCGACAGGGACTGCTTTCCTTTTTCGGCTTTGAACTCCAAGAAGATAGCCCCTTTGTCCGATAGATAGGTCATGTCGGCCACTCCAGCGGTCAGTCCGATGCCTTTGAGAAAATGACCGTTTGTTCGGCTTCGGGGGTTGTTGAGGTTTAAGAACAACCGCCCGTCTTCGTGAGGCTTCAAGAGTTTAAACAACTTGACGCAGGCGGATTGCAGGGTATATTCCGGGGTCATTAGCACATACAGTTAAAGTCTTCTTGGTCAAAATCAAATTCCATCGGGGTTCCTTGCTGGGCCATCTTTACATAATCGTTGATTGATTTGTTGCCCCTAAAACTCGTATGGCCGTATTTCTGCTCATGCTTGGCCCACCAGTCCACGAATCGGGTTCCATATTGAATAACCTCCACCAAGTTCTTGTCCGACTTCTTCCAGCAAAGTTCGCAGTTGCCAAGTTTGGAATGGATGCCCAGTTCAAAGGGTTGTGTCTGCCACCACTTTGTTAGTTCGCTTTGTCCGATGGGTTTCTCAAAATCGGTCAGTAGCGGATAGATTCGTTTGTCCTCTGCCTTGATTTCGGGCCAAGAGATTCGTTTTGGCATATCTTCTGCCCGGAACCCGATACTTGTTACAAAGTTTTTGGTCTTGAAATAGTCCTTTGCAAACTTTTCTATTGGTATCGTTTTAAGATACTTGCTACAATACGGAGCATTTGAATGAGGTAATCCATCGTAAACCCCTTTATTAAGGTGCATTATCGCCCCATCAAATGGCTCTGCATTCATTGCAAGTTCGTCCCATTCTACAACCTTGTAACCAACGCCAACGCCCATCGTTTCGGAATAAATACCTTCAACCTTGACGATTTTGATACCCCAATGCTTCTCGCAGTTTTTGAGAAACTCAATCGTTTCGGGTCGCTCCATCCCTGTATTCGCAAACACAAAGACCTTGTTATCGTCCTTGTATTTCGGGTGCGTATGCAGGATGTAGGACATCATAGCCGAAGAACGTCCTCCGCTGATTGAGGCGAGGATGTTCATAGGGGGTATTCGTTGGCTTTGGTGTAAGGCAGTTGGCATTGGACTTGGGCGATGCCAAGGCTTCCGTTCCGGTTCTTTCGGAAGATGACTTCCATGAGGTCCTGCTCTGCGTTCTTGTCGTGTTCATAGGGGCGGTACACAAAGGCGATTTTATCAGCATCGAACTCCAGTTGCCCCGTTTCCCGAAGGTCGGACATGATGGGGCGATGGTCGGCCCTGCCTTCGGTTGCCCGTGATAGCGAAGAAACAACAACCCCGAAGACCTTTTGCCTCTTGCAGATTGCTTTGAGTTGCTTGGAGATGTTGGTCATCTGCTCAATCTTGGGCTTGGGCTTGTCAATCTTCGCGGGTTCTACGAGTTGCAAGTAGTCAAGGTAGAAACCAACGATTCCGAACTTGGCCTTGAGTTTTGCGATTTCGCCCTCGATTCGGTCGAGGTTTGCTTGATGCAGGTCCACGATGTAGAGAGGCTTCCCTTTGAGTTGGTCGGCTTTTTGGGCCAAGGATAGGTACTGCTCGGTGGTGATTCGTTCGTCGGGCTTGAGGAATGCAGACCCGTCCATGGTTCCGAGGTTGGAAAGCATCCGCTGGGTCAGTTGGTCTGCTGACATCTCCATCGTGAAGAATACGACGGGAATCTCGGCCATGGCTTGGTTCATCGCTATTTGCAGAGCGAGCAGGGTCTTGCCCATTGCAGGACGACCACCTACGAGGATGAACTCGGATGGCTTGAACCCCGTGCAGATGTTGTCAAGCGGTCGGATAAAGGTTTGGTAGATTTGGTCCTTGCGTCTGCCTTCCCGGACCTCGTTCATGTTGGCGAGAAAATCCTTGGCAAGTTCGTGGGCCGAGGATTCGGAGGCGTTGGACTCAACGGCTTGGATGGATTGATAGCGTTGGAAGGCTTTGGGTATGTCCCGGTCATGGGCCAGTTCTTCCATGATTCTCGCTTCTTCACGTTCCTTCCAAAGGTCGTGCAGGTCGGATGCGTAGGTCTTCCAGTTGCTGACAAGCCCCGCTTCGGGGTCGATGCCTTCGAGCAGGACATGGGCTTGGCCTTGGTCTGCGAGGTATTTGTAGACGGTAACGATGTCAATCTCTCGCTCTGCTTTGTGGAGGTATTCAATGGCCCGGTACAGGAGGACGTTGTTGCCTGTGAATAGGCGTTCCGGGATTTGTGTCAGGAGGACAGTTCGGTTCACGAACTTGTCCATAAGGCATCCAAGTAACTTTCGTTCAGCGGACAACTGGTAGGGGTTCATCATCGGAGGTTAGGTTTGAGTATGCGAAGTTAGGTGTTCGTTGGATGGCTTGGTCCTCCCAGCGTTTTCCGTTGAGGTAGGTGGAAGGGTGCGGAACGAATTGTGCAGGGGTTTCGGAGTAGAGGCGTTGAATGTTGCTGACTGCCAGTTCTTGCTCGGTCTTGGTTAGACGTAGGAATGAACGCTTGGCTCTTGCCTTGTCGGTCTTTCTTGGAAATGTTGTCCAAAATTGGTCAAACCTTTGGTCATTCTCATTCTCCTTTCCATTGTCCTTTTCATTCTCCTTTTCATTTCCATTCTCATTATCATTTCCATTATCATTATACATTAGGTTAGGTGATGGTTCGGGTATGGTTAGGTCTTGGTTAGCCTTTGGTTTCCCACCACGCAAACCTGCTTCGTATTTACGCTGATTAGCAGCGATTTGCGGTTTTATGGCCTCCCATACTGCTTGTGAGTAGCGTGTGAGTTCAGGCTCAACTTGGTCGAGTGCGTACGCAATTATTGCGTGATAGACCTCCAGTTGCTCACTTGCTTCGAGGTGCTGGATGCTGCGTTGGAACGAGCGGTAAAAGACGAATGAATCTCTCATATTGGTAAAAAAAAACCCCGACTGGTCGCAGCAGCCGGGGCGGGGGTTAGTTGAGGAACCCTTTTATCTGACATCTACTTGGCTGCGACTTCAAGCGGATGCGTCTATTAGTAAATGTATGTTGGGTGCAAATTTACACTAAAAAGGCATATCACCGTCTTGGGGTGCAAAATTTCCACCACTGGTCTGCTGCTGAATCGGCTCTACTTTACCGCTGATAAACCGCTTGCCGTTGGATTCTTTGACCCACCCGGAGAGGCGCATCTTGGTTCCATCGGGGAGAACCACGTCGCCCCGGTAATCGGGACGCTTAGGGTTGTCGCCTTTGTCGTTGGCAAAGAGGGTGAAGGTGTTGGGTTGGGGGGTGTAACTCATGGGTTTTGGGGTTTAGTTATTTTGTGAATTTTTCCAAGCAAGAAATTGACGGTATTCCAAGAACTCTTGATAAGAATCCTGCCGACCAGTTAGGTTAAGGCTTACTGGAGTTACTTCGTTGACTTCTTCAAAATTGATTTGGGGCAAAATGTTTTGATTTCCTTTATCATCTTCCTCTTTGTGAAATTTATCAAACCTGCTTTGGGTTTGACTTGAAGACATCTTGTATGCTTTACTGATGTTGTGCTCGCTTGGCTCTTCGGTTCCTCTATAATAAAGGCCACCAATACCTAACCTTAAGATTCCAACGTCCAATAAATGCCTGTATAATTCCTTATTAAAATTTGACATAATCAGTATTTCTCTCATGGTTGTCGCTGAAATACCTTTGTAAGCAAGCCTGTGAATCAGGCGAACTGCCAAGAATAAGATGGAGTTTTTCTCTTCTTTTGGGTGAAAGGTTTTTTTTGATTTTGGAGTTTGTGGTTGGTTGTTCATGGTTTTGGGGGTTTAGGGTTTTGAGGTTTGGTTTTGATTGAGTAAGTGCAAAGGGTTTTCTCTACGACCTCTCCTGAGGCCCGTAAATCCCTTATGATTCGGTAGGTGGCCCCTTTGCTGGTTCCAAGAATATCTTGCAACTGAGAGGCTCTTAGAGGCTTCTGCGATAATAACCGCAAAGCCTTGATGGTATTTATTACTTGCTTCATCGGAAACTAACGGCTATGGACGCTTTGGTGGCCTTGGCGGTGCAGACTGGAACCTGCTCGCCTGTTGATTCGTCAAAGATAGCGGTCTTCCCGGCTTGCCGAAAGGCTATCTTCAGCAGTTCCTCCCTCGCTTTCATTTGTGATTTAAGGTCGGCATACACTTCGTCTTCCTCGTAGTTAGGCGTGAGGCTTCCTTCCTTGAGGGTTATCTCTGCTCCAAAGGCTTGAAAGGTCTTGCCGTGCTTGGAGGCTTCGTCGGCTACGGTCTGCTCGGTGGCCTTGATGGTTGCCTCCAAAGCCTTGACGATAGCCTTTAGTTTGATGTGGGCCTCGATGGGGTTGACCTCTCCGTCGTTGATTCGGTCGGTCAGTTGCTGGGCGATTTGGGCTATCTCTGCCTTGCAGATGTCGCTCTTGGGGATGGTTATGAGGGTTGGGTAGGTCATGGTTTGGATTTGAAAGATTCGAAAAGAAAGTGAAAAGCATCAAGGTCAGCGCAATCCAATACAACGCAAAGGTCAACTGCATCGCAAACTTTCAATTGACTGACGTAGTCGGTTTCAGTCAATACTTTAACGAGGGCTTCTCCTTCTTTTGGTTTTAGCTCTTTGTACTCAAGTAGTTTCTTAAACTGCTCGGCATTCATTTTTTCAAGTAGGTTCATGGCTTTGCAAGTTGGTTTTGGATGAATTGGATGCCTTTCTCGAATCGTGCAGGGGTCATGTGGTCGATGTCCTTCATGAACTTCGCCTGCTGCTCCTTTGGCAGTTTCTCAAGCAATGCGAGGAAGTCGGCCTTGAGGGTTGCGGTGGTCAGTTCGTCGTAGGAAGGGACCAGTCCGAGTTTGTCGTTGAGGTCCAGCAAATTGGCGTTGGCAGGCTTGGGGGCTGCTCCGTGCTTGCCTTTGTAAACGTCAATCCCAATCCCAATCCAAGAGGCGATTTTGGTGATGGCATCGGTGGTCGCTCCCTTCGCTGCATCGCCGGGGTCGGAGTTGGTGGATGACGCAATGCACTCGTAGTGAATATCGTGGGCAGGAACCGTGAAGATGGTCTTGACTACTGCCGTGTATTCGATACGCTCACGGCCTGCATTGGTGGTCGTGTGGACCGTTGTGATGGGACTGGACAGGTCGGTCTTAACTACCCAAGTACCTACACCAAATACTTGGTTCAGTCGCTCGGTTACGAAGATTCCTTTGATAGTTGAGAGGCCAGCCATGCGAGGATGGGCCGCAATGGCTTCGGGTGGTAGAGGCTCGGCAATCTTGGCGAGTTGCTCCGGGGTGAGGTTTTTCATGGTTTTGAGGTTTAGTTGGTGATGAGTGCGAAGATGAATCTGCCGAAGAAGGCGATGCCGAGGCAGGCGGTCAGCAGGATGTAGCCTGTTGCGAGGGCTGCTTTGAGTTTGGCTTTGGTTTCGTGGTTCATGGGTTTGAGGTTTGAGGTTAAAAGAATGTGCGTTGGCGAGTCGCACCCCTCGGTTGGGTTAGAAATCTTTTCTCCAAGTTATGCCACGCTTTGTCCGGATTGTCTTATTGTTTAATATTCTGCAATAAAATCCATCTACAGTTGCGTATTCGCCATCTATTTTAATGTGTACTGGCTGCCTATCAAAATAAGCAATAAAACTGTCCTTAATCTTTTGCTCTAATTTGTTGGGTAGGTTGTTCATGGTTTTGAGGTTTAGTGGTTGGTTTGTAAAGCAAAGGTAAAACAACTTTTTGCATTTTGTGTCACCTCGTAGCAAAAAAATTATTCATCCCCCTTTGGATTGCATTGGAGGGGTTTTTGTACATTTACACCCATGCCCGAATACCACTCCCTCCGACCTGCCAAGGCCCTCACCAACGCCTTGGAACGGCTGATGATAGCCATCGACAACGCTGATTTGGAAGGCAACCACGCCCTGCTCTTGGAATATCGCAAGTCCTGCGAGTTACTGGGCTATGACCCGGCTATGGCTCAATGGGCCGGGACCAAGGAGGTCAGCATCGCAAGTCAGCAGAACCTCGCAGACGAAGTGCAGGTCAGTTATTTTCACGCATTAAATCCCGAAGAATGAGAACCATCACCCACCTCGTCGTCCATTGCACAGCTACCCCGAAGAACACGACCATCGCCTCCATCCGCAAGCATTGGAAGGAGGCCCTTGGATGGAAGTCCGTTGGCTATCATTGTATCATTGATTCGATTGGGAACGTAACGGTCTTGGCTCCTGATAGTGCCATCACCAACGGAGTGCAGGGGCATAACGCTACGAGCCTCCACGTGAGTTATATCGGAGGCAAAGACAAAGATGACCGAACTATCGGCCAGCGTCAAGCGATTGCCGTGGTGCTCTTAGATTGGCTCAAGAAGTACCCCAAGGCCCGCATCATCGGACATAGGGACTTTCCGGGTGTTACCAAGGCCTGTCCCCAGTTTAATGCTGAAAAGGAATACGGCTACCTATACCTAACTGCCAGCGGTGTAGAACCTGTCGCAGGGGGAGAAGGAAGCAAAGACCTGTAATTCGGGACCTCTTCGGTCCTTGCCTACAAACCTGCCTGCTTCGAGGGTCATCCAATATCCGCCCAAAGGCTTCGGGCCTCGTCCACGCTCAACGTGAAAGCCCATGTACCCGTCGGCCCATTCTTCTTTGTACGTTGCCGTGCGGACTTGGTGAACAGGTTTCTGCAAGATTTGGTGAGTCGTACGCACATAACGGTTGACGATGTTTTGGTGGTAATAAAGTTCGTGAACGTGGCCCTGCCAAGTGCAGTCGTAGCCCTCAATACTCGCAAGGATGCGTTGGTCTTGGATGACTCCCTTGGTTACGGGTCCACCGCCCCCAGAGCCGTGATAGTAGTGCATAATGAAGTTGCAACGATGGTCGGGGTCGTAAATCATCTTGAAGTCTAAGACCCCGCCATAGCCCCCGACTTGAATGTCGGTTTTGCAGGTGTGGTTGAGGATTGTTGCGAAGCGAAGGAGTATGTCCGTTTCTTGGTGTTGGATGATGGAGGTTTCGTGGTTGCCGTAGCCAAGGACCAGCAGGAGGTCCGCATAGGGTCGGAACCATTCGACTGCCGTGTCAACGATGGAATCCAAGTAACGACCGTTGTTGTGTTCGGGTCGGATGTCGTCCTTGCTCCTGCGAGGGTCGCCCTTGCCTTGCATTAAACAAAAAAAGTCCCCATTTACGAGGACTTTCGCACCCCTGCGTCTTGCTTCTTCGAGGTGGTTGGCAAGCAATGCCCGGTCGCACTTGGGGTTGTCCCAGTGCAGGTC